TGAATCAGGAACATAATTAAGAAAGCAAGAGATAGGTAAACCACGCTTGGTTCCCCCGTTGCTAAGGATAGGAGTGCTAAACATGAACCAATTAGAACTTGCGTAATTGTAAAGTCGCTGTGCAAGATCGAAGTCAGTATGTCCTTGATAAGTAGAACTGTATACAGCAGCCCGTGCGAAAGCTTCTTGAGCATGTGTTTCATCTTCCCAAAAGTATCTGTCTTTTAAAGTTTGTAAAGAAAACTCATTAAGTAATTCTTCTTTGTCATAGTCTATCTCTATGCCTAAGTAATTCATCTTCCCAGTTTTTAATGTCATCAACGTCATCCTTTTCCCTAAGTTGATCTTTTCTGTACCCTTTGGTTCTCGCTTTATTTTTAGATTGTTTTCGCTTGTTGAACCTTTCCCTACGTTCCTCTTTCCTATCCCAAGACATCCTGATTCTCCATCAAGAACTTGAGCAATCGCTCCTCGTACCAACGAGCTTTGCGTAGATCTTCTATGGGTTTTTTCTTGTACCTAAATCTCCAGCGGTACTTCAAAGAGTTACCGCGTAGATAACCTACAAACTCATCAGGCGTGAGCATGGCCTCAATAGCTTCTATGCACTCTATGTGTCCGTTATTATAGTGGGGTGGATGATCTACCATAGTGTTTATTAAATTAGAGTACGATTTACCTAAACGATTATCAGGAATGTTTTCACCGTACACAGGATGGTCATTAGTGCCTTCCCATTCTTCTGCTGTATTCCAAGCATCAGCTATGGCCGTATTAAGTTTAACTTTATTCCACTCTTCTGGTGTTGCGTCATCAATGCTCATTGCATCTCCAAATCAAGTTTATCATTACGTTGTTTAAATTCTTCAGATTCCTTAGCGGTAACATCAATCCAATCATCTGGGATGCTGTCTTCACTAAACCATCTAAAACCATTTTTGTATGCCCATTCAGCGTGAGACCGCTTAGTACCATCCTTACGCCTCTTGGCGCCGGGCATAGGAGCGGAGGGGTTAGCAAACAAGAATACTAGTTCTGTGTCTTCAGGTAAATGCTTTTTGACCCAAACATATTTATTGTATTCTTGGAAGTCCCAGAACCTACCTTTAGATTCTAATAGGATTAACTTACCGTCTATCTCTCTAACAAAGTCAGGTTCATAAGTATGCTCTATGATATAAGATATTTTGTCAGCATGGTGTTCCCAATCTTTTAGTATAGACTCATGAAGGACTGCTTCCCATATAGAATCATATTTACTTCCATCTGACTTGACGTATTTCTTAGGGCGGGGGACTCTAGGTTTTCTTACTCTGGGCTTTAATTGTTTTCTTTTTGTACTAATCTTCTTTCTCTCTATTTCTAGCCCTGTAATTTTCTAGGTCTTGCATTGATATTGAATCTACATCTACCCCCAAAGAAACTAATTTTTTTATTGTTTTCTTAGTCCACTTAGGGGAATAAAAACTAAGCCACATATGATTGTTAGCATAGAAGTAGTTAGCGTCAGGTAAAAAAGAATACAGGTTATCCTTAGTTATCCTGTCGTGATCTTTTTCTGGCGTCATGCCTTTCAACCACTCCATAAGTATGGCATCAGCTTTTCTATTTATTTTTTTAATTACTTTTGAGTTCACGTAATTTCCTCTACTCTAGGCACGGATTTAACTTCTGTTAAGAATACAGGGCCTCTAGCATATTGGAATTGCCTTAGACCTTTACCGTCATTAGAATCACTGTAGCATTCAAACTTGTAGGGGCAATAGAAACAATTCTTATTAAGTTTCATGTTACCGCCTTTGCCCTCTGGTACGGGATCGTAGCATCTTTCGGGCGGCGAGTCAAGCGCCAGATCACTTTTTATTTTATTTATTCTATTCTTGATATTAACCTTGTCCAGTTCTTCTGGCTTGTATAAAGCAAGCTCGCCTGTCTCTTTATTAATAGCTAAGAACCCGCCATTAGAAGTGCCTTCTGATTCTTCATATCCAGATAACTGGGCTATGTAACCAAAAGGATCGTCCTCTGCCAGCGTACCAGAAAGAAACTTATTGAACGCCCTGCCTGATGCAGTCTTAACATCGACTACTTCACCGTCAATCTTAGAGTCTATGTGTCCAAGGATGCCATCGACATTAACTTCCTTCTGTTGGTCTGTAACTGTATGCCCAGACAGGTCAACAAGAAAAAGCAATATCTCTTCTAGTAAATGCCCGTATAAAAACTTTATAAATGTAGGCGGTGATATTGATTCTCTAGCGTTTTTATTCTTGCTTTCATACCACAGTTGTCTAGAAGGCTTACCTACATTTGACATCCTCAAAGAAAAATTAGAGTTCCTCTTCTCAGGATTCTTCCAGCTATAGAATATATTTTTTAAATTATCTCCAAGCTTCTCTATGGATTCATCTGGTATATCTATTGGATTGTTTTCGCACAGCGGCGACAACACAGAATAAATATCTTCTATTAAAGTGTCTAAAGATTTAGAAGAGTTCAAGTTGTTTTACCTCAAATAAAGAATCTAATTTATCAATAGCTAAGCTGGCGTCACAAACAAACCACTCCCCTCTACGTGGGTAATGCTCTTCAAGTAACGCATGTGCAGATGATTCTGCTGCGCGTCTGTCGCTAGTATCATATGTCTTTACTACCTCATAGTCCCTGTATGGTGAGGATGTTTGATACTGTTTTAATCTATCTTGTGCGTCTACAGCCATGCCAATTTTACACCAGCTAGGGAAAGCAGGGTTTCGTAGAATATATACTTGACCCTCTTTTGATTTCTCATAGTTCTGTAAAGAACTAAAAGCAGCATCTGTGAACCCTTTATATTTTCCCGGTTTATGTAAAGGATGCGACTTAGATATGTACTTACCCTCAACATACATTTGCTTTTTGTTTTCTTTTGCTTTTGTTTCAGGATTATCTTTATAGTAATAAGGCTTGCCTGTTCTTGGATTAATCTTAGTGGGTTTCAGCCCAGTTGTTTCCGACATTATATTCTCCGTCTAGTGGACAATTAAGGCTGAGATCTTTACCAGCAGCTACAATAGCAGCGACTCCAATCTCACCCACCCGTTCAGCATGTTCTTTATCTACCTCTACTTGCCATTCATCATGTACGTTAGCGACAAAGTGAGCGTCAATACCTTCTTTATTTAGAGCGTTATTAAATATAATTAAAGCTTGCTTCATTACTATAGCACCAGCGCCCTGTAAAAGAGTATTAAGTGCAGAGTGTTTAGATCTTACAAATAACTTTCTACCGTCTAACCCTTTAAGGAATCCTTTCGTTGAAGATCTTTCAACGTTATTTGTAAGAGTCGTAAATGCTGGAAGATTATTAAAGAAAGATTCTCTAACTGAACTTGCATGGCTTGTGCTTCCTCCAAGAATTTCTGACAGTCGTTTAACTCCTGCGCCGTAGCAGAGGGCATAAATGAATGTCTTCGCCTTATTTCTTGATTCAATTCCTGCAAGTTTTTGATTAGTGGTGTGAATGTCTCCGTTAATGACTTCATTAGTATAGTCCTCATCGTTCATATAATGTGCCAGCATCCTGAGTTCAAGACCACTGGCGTCTATGCCCACAAGTTTACTGCCCCTTGGAACCGTCCAACACGCCCTACAGTCTTTCCCATACGGTGATGCCGTGCTAGGAACCTGTGCTAGATTAGGATCTTTGTGCGTCATGCGTCCTGTAATTGTACCATTACTATTAACATAACCTCTAACTCTATTGTCAGGATCTGCTTTCTTGATCCAAGATTCTACTTGAGCCACGCGCTTCTGATACATAAGATAATCAGCTATCAACTTAGCTTCTGGTATGTTATCTACTTTAGATAATATCTTTTCATCTACTTGTGGTTGTCCAGTAGGTGTGAATGCCTTTGGCTTCCAACCAAACTCTATTAAGTATTCACCTATTTGTTTTCTAGAACCTAAGTTGAAGTCGGTAATGATACTTCTAGCAACTTTAACTACTGAGTCTTTTTTAGTTACAGCTTGCATCTGACTGTACTCAAACTGGCTTAGCCTAGTGTTCTTACCTAAATTAGTTGTAGCAGACTTAGATAGCTTACCATCTTTAGTATACTTAGGATACAGCCACAGTGTTTCTTTTCTTGGTTGAAACCTCTCTTGAACCTGTGCCACCACATCAGCCATCTTAATGTTTAATTCAGATAGCAATGATGTAGCTGCGTCCATGTCTAATAAGAAACCATGCTCACGCTGCGCGGATATTATCTTATATGTTTCCATCTCAAGATCTACGCTTTGTTTAGTGAAGCCTTTGCTTTCTTTCTTGAGCGCATCAAAGACTAATCTATTTAGTCTACATCCTGCATACAGTACTCAAGCATCTCGTTAGAGAATCTATCATACTCTTCAAAGTCAATCTTAGGAGAGCCTAGCTCGTAGCCCCAACGCTCAAGACCGTGATTGCCTTCACGTATTGGATTAAACAATCTAGATAACACAAGTGTATCTACTATAATCTTGTCGCGTAGTTTTACTTTACCGAACTTCTCGACCACAGGTATGTCGAAACCAATTATGTTATGTCCTATCAGTTTGTCAGCAGACTCTAAGAGTTTGTATCCCTCTTGTAACTGATCAGGGCCAAAAGCATATTCTTCATTTGTATTTACATCTACTGCACATATACACCATATTTTAGTTGATACAAGTCCATCAGTCTCTACGTCAAATACTAGGTGTTTCAAAGTTCTATTTCCTCTTTGTCTTCTTCAACAAATGTTTCGCTTAGTCTACCAGTATCTTTGTCATATAACAAATGGCCAGCTAGTCCTGTCTCACCTGTATACCTAGACTTCAAGACACGAAGCCGTGTAGTCGCTGATTCAACTGGATCATCAGATTGCTGGTTGCGCTCTAGTGCAATAACACAGTCAGATATTTGACCAATGCCATTAGATCCGCGAAGGTGTGACATAGCTACTTCGATGCCGTTCTCATGCCCCTTGTTACCATCAATACGGCGTAAGTGAGACACAAGTACCATGCCTACGCCTGTCTCTTCTACTAAAGATCTAAGCCTAGTCATAATGTTATCAATGGCTCTACGCTCATCGCCTTCAGCCATAGCAGATGTCATCATGCCTAAGTGATCTATGACTACCCACTTACAATCAAGTCCTATAATCATGTATCTAAGTTTAGAGAATAGCTCGTCTACATCTTGTACTCCAAGGTGTGAATGCACTATCAATCTATGAGCATTATCTCCTGCATGAAGGAAATCAAAGTATTTAGACAGTTGTTCTTTAGGTACTTCATCTCTTATTTGTTTTATGTATAGTCGCTTGTCAGCCTCAATAGATAGTAGTCCATATACTGTACGCTTCCAGTTCTCTTCAAGGGCCAGTATGCCTACGTTATCTTTTGTGGTTTTTAGTAGCCAATGTTCTAGCTCCCTAACGACACTAGACTTACCAGTACCTGTACCCGCAGTGACCGTAACAAGTTCACCCATCCGTATACCAAACAGTTTTTCATTGAGGCCCTCCCAAGGATAGGGAATAGATTCTTTTTCATCCTCACTAAAGAACTCTTCTTTCATGTCGGTAATATCTAGTACGCCAGCGGGGGTATATACCTTAGCTGCCCACCATGCTGCCATGTACGCGCTCTTCTTGTTATTGCGTAGCATGTCATTAGCATCTTTAGATTCAGGCGGTAGATGTACTATCTTTGCCTTCCCCGGCTTGAATAACCTAGCAGCTTTTGTAGCCGCCTCCATTCCTACCTTGTCGTTATCAAAGTTAATAACCACATTATCAAAAGATTCTAAGAACTCTAGGTTTTCTTTAAGGTCTTTGACTGCACCGCCAGCGCCGTTCTTAACGGACACTACAGGCCACTTTGACCCCATCAACTCGTAGGCTGACATGGCGTCACATTCACCCTCTACAATGGTTATAAACTTACCACCGTGTTGCCATAGCTGTTGACCGAAGAGCATCGTACCCTTGGGGGAGCCGCGCCAAGAAAAGTCTTTTGTTTTACAATCTCTGACTTTTGTACCTACTATTTCGTTAGCTATGTAGTAGGGGTATAAGTGAGAAGTTACATTGTCTTGATACTTAGTAGCCTTAACTCCAAACTTCCTAGCTGTATCCAATGAGATACAACGATCAGTCAAAGCTATAAAGTCTCCGTCGTTATTATTCATAGAGTTGTTTTTATAAGTTCTAAAGTCTTCCACATTATCCTCAAACTTATTGTCGCCATAGTAATCAGGTATTCTTTCATAGCAACTGAAGCAATACGCTGACCCGTCTTCATTAACACTTGCTGCATCACTACTGCCGCACAATGGGCAGGGCTTATGATATTCTACAAATGACATTTAACCTCCATAAAAAGAAGGGGCCTTTACAGCCCCTTTAGTTTTAGATCTCATGTGAATTAGATTCTATACTTTCCTCCTCTTCTGCTATTAACATTTCATCAGATAACTGCTCGTCTATTACAGACTTATAAGTTACTGATGCTGCTTTCTTATCTTCAGCTTGCTCCGTTAAAGCATTAACTTCAGCGTTCAGTCTACTGATTCTGACAACTGCTACCTTGGCGTCATTAGTAAACTTATTAACATCATAAGTTTTGTCGCCTACAGTAAACGTCACTGTCTGCTGTGCTGCTTCTTCCATTTATAATTCCTCCAGTTCTTCTTCATCTTCAACATCAAACTCATCTCCGTCGCCGGAATAAGTAACTAGTTCTAGTACTTGCATAGCTTGGAAATCTAATCCACGATATACAGTACCATTACGAGTTGATTCCCAAGGCTTATATTGAACCTTTACTTTGGAACCATTACCAACTTGATAGTCAACCTCTTCACGCTGACGGTCAATTAGTTTGGGTGCGCGTCGTATCATACCATTAGGGCCATTTACTTTGCGCTTAATAACAACTGTTGGGCCTTCTTCCTTATCAACAACCTTGATACCTTCTGATCTAAGGCGCTCAGCATCCTCACTAGATATTACTAGGTTGACTGTATAAGTAGGCTCAAAAGTAGTGTTAGGTGATTTAACACTTGCCCAATAAGCGATACCTTCTAATACCATATTTTATACTCCTTTGGTTAAGTTTGCGTAATTTACCATCCACGCCCATGAATGTCAAGCATAAAGAT